CAGCTCTTTAAAAATACGTGAAAAATTATTCTACTTCTTTACCGTGTTTTTGGTAAAGTAATAAGATAAATGCGAAAAGAGCATTGCTCGGATCGCATTTGTCTTTTTTTTAAAGAAAATACAGATAGTGCGTTAGGGAATTGCTCTGACGCACTATTTTTTTTACTCAAAAACAGAAAGGAGGTTGCTGATGATGGCAAATAAGCGTCAAAGGAAAAAGTACAAAAGATTAAGTTTCAATGACAGAAAGAAAATTGAAAAACTTAATGAGTCCGGGAGAACAGTCGATGAGATAGCAATGATAATCGGAGTTCATTCCGCCACGATGTATAGAGAATTTAAGCGTGGTGGAGAACCGTATAAAGCAGAGGTAGCACAACGCTCCATTTAATATTTAAAGGGGGTAGGAAGTGGAACAACTGGATATTAAAACAGCAATTCAGATAGCAAAGATACTGGCAGTAGCACCTAATGAAAGAATACCTATGATACTTGATGTTTTCAGCAAGGCAGAGGTAGACATTAACGGACTTGAAGAACTGTCAGAATGGGTAGCTCTGAATAGGCAGGCTGCATTAATAGATACAAGTGTATTTGTAGCAGAATTGATTAAAGACAGAGATCTGATCGGAAATGAGTACAGGATACCTACTGCCGAGTTTAACCTTTACTGCAATAAAAAAGGAGTAAGTGCAAGGTATGCCAGAAGACATCTGTACGAGAGCGGTTGGCTCAGGAGCGGTACTGATAACGGTAAAACCAACTATACCTTAACCGTCACTGATCCAGATACAAAGAAACAAATAAGGTGCGTATGCATCATACCAAAAACTGAATAAGCAATGAACTGGGAAGCTTCGTCCAGTATAAAAACGATGGTAGGAGTGAGCCGATGCAATAAATCACTTCGGCAGCAGGACATAAGCCTGTATGGACGGTTGTCGTAATTGGGGTAGGGAACGCAGACCCAAGTAAAATAAAGACGGTTCGGGGGCATACAACACGCAGAGAGAGAACACCGACAGCCCGGATGCGTGGGGGCAAGCAAACATCGGTGGCGGAGAATGAAAAAGACCGCACTGCAGGCAACTAGTACAGCTACCCCAAAGAAAAACTCAGGGAGCATGACACAAGAACAGTTACTCTTCAACTACTTTGGAGAAACTGTTCCATGCCAGACCCAAGAAGCCTAGAGAGCATAATAAAAAGTCGGCAGGAGTTAAGCAGTTTCTGAATGATAGTAGAGGCTAAGTTATAAGTAAATGTATAAGGAGGAGTAAAGTGAGTATAAGAATCCTAGAGAAAAGAGAAGTAGAGCAGAATAGTTTTTATAACAGTGAAAAGACAAATGATGGAGGAGGATATCATCAACCATATAGAGAAACATTCTTTGAGTATGAAGGAGAGACATATAGGTTTGTGTTGGACAGTTCAAGTTGTGGTGATTTCGGACTTAGATATACTAAGACATTGTACAAGCATGATGAGGTGTTAGCAGAGTCCAACATTAATGAGGTAGATACACCGGAGGTATGGGATGGAGGATTCAGTCATAAAAATCCACTGCATGTAGAACTTCTTGAAATGGGTTTCCTTAAGCTTAGAGACTTCATGGATGATGGGGAGTAGTTTGAGCATAGAAAATAATAGGTACTCAATGTGAATAAATAAGTGTGTGAAATATTTAAGGGAGGTAGAGATGCTAACATTAAGGAAACAGAAAGATGAAAAAGATAAAACATGGATGTTAAGAAAGCCAATAAAAAAGTCTAATTCAACAAGTAGGCTGATAGATCAGATGATGTTGTTTGCGTTTATATGTACAGGAATAATGTGTATTGGTCTAAATGTTATTGTCCTGAGTATGCTAGTACGCTTAATTTTAAGGTTTATATAAACAAGGGTAGCGTGTATTGGAGCATATATTATTATCTTGGCTATACCAATACTCTGAAATTTGATTTTAGGAGATAAAGAATTTTGAAGATGGCATTAAAAAATGGAGAAATCCTGATAAAAGAAGCTGACAGCGTACAGTTTCAGATCATTAAGAGCTGGGGCAAGATGAAGTGGAGCAGGCAGTCCCAAATGCTGACAGGAGCAGCTGACATTGAGCTACTTAATAAGCTGGCAGAGATTGTGCTACTCCCAAAAGACATTGAAGCAGAGCGTGTGAAACTTAATAGGATAATGGCAGCAGTGGATAAAGAAAGACTCAATCCCAATCCTAGTCCACTAATAGAACCACCGATTAAGGTAAAGCCGTTTTTGCATCAAGTAAGAGGATACAACATGGCTCTGATGACACTTGGACTTGCTGAACCATTGGAGGATGATAAAGATGGTAAGAAACTATGAGAAAATAGTAAATCAACTTGAAGAATTAAAAATACATTGTGAAGCAATGACAGAAATAGAGTTTGCAGGGGAAATATGGAGTAAAGATATAAAGGCACTTGATGAAGCCATAGCTATCATTAAAGAATGCCAAAGAGAAGTAGAGCCGGTAGCAGAAAGTGAGTAGTGTGGAATGACACATATAAAGGAAAAAGACATCATTCCACTTCTCGATATTGTAAAAAGTGAATATACAAAAAGAATAGTGGAAGAAAGTCCACAAACAATCAAGCAGGATGAAAAAATAGAGGAAGCACTTACGCAAGCTATGGATATCATATCGGACTATGAACAAGTAATATCACAAAATAATTATCTTATCAGAAAATATGAAGTGGCATGCAAACCTGCAAGAAGGGCAGCAGGATTATACACATGCCCTGAGTGTGGAAAAATAGCAGACATGGAGAGTATATACTGCCACTACTGTGGGAAAAAGTTGTTGTGGATTTGGAGTAAGGCTGAAAAGAGAACGGCTAAAAAGAAAGGTTATAAAAGATGGAAATGGAAGTAAGGTTAGGTTCTTTATTTAGTGGCAGCGGAGGGTTTGAACTTGCAGGAGTAATTGCAGGTATAAAGCCTGTGTGGGCAAGCGAAATAGAACCATTTCCTCTTCTTGTTACAAAGAAAAGATTCCCTGATATGTTGCATCTTGGTGATATTAAAAAACTTGATGGTGAAAGAATTCCAAAAGTGGATGTTATAACAGGAGGCTCACCGTGTCAGGATATGAGCATAGCTGGCAAGCGTAAGGGATTGAATGGAGCACGAAGTAATTTATTCAGACAGCAGATAAGAATTGTAAAGGAGATGAGAGAAAGTGACAAGGCAGCAGGAAGAACAGGAAAAGAAATCCGACCACGATTCATGGTCTGGGAAAATGTCCCTGGAGCATTCTCAAGTAACAAGGGAGAAGATTTCAGGTGCGTCCTTGAAGAAATCTGCAGAGTCGCAGATGCAGAACTTTCTATTCCTAGACCTTCGAAAGAAAAGTGGAGTGGACAAGGAGCCATCATGGGAGATGGGTACTCGGTGGCTTGGAGAACACTTGATGCTCAATATTGGGGAGTCCCCCAACGAAGAAAGAGAATCTACCTTGTCGCAGATTTTGGAAGTGAATCCGCACCGGAAATACTATTTAAGCAAGACAGCTTGCGAGGGAATACTAAAGAGGGCGGAAAGGAAAGGAAAGACACTGCCACAGGTGCTGAAGACGGCTCTTATAAATCAGATAGAGAAAATGACGAATGCTTAAACAATAGTATAAAAGCATTTCATATAACTCAAGATCCAATTAGTATGAAGATTTCTCCTTGTTTGACACAAGGAAATTCAAATACAGGGCAAGCAACTGTTGGAGTCGTAATTCCTCTAATGGATAAAGCTTCGAGGTATAAGAGCCAAAAAACAGCAAATGGCTTTGGGGTAGGAGATGAAAATGACCCTGCTTATGCCTTGACTATAGCTGATAGGCATTCGATTGCTTATTCAATTGACAGAGCAGCATTTAATCAGGGTATAAATGCTAAGTACAGCATAGGTATTGCAGAAGATATTGCACAGACAATAGTTGCAAAGGGACCCAGTGCAGTTGCACATGAAACATACGCTATGAAGGGATTTGGAGAGTATAAGTCCTCAGATACAGATGTATCAATCAAGCAAAGAGACTTCAGGGATGCTACGGATCTTGTAGTGGCATTTGAGCCGGGAACAGTTTCAAGAGTGGGTGGACATTACTATGAAAACGGCAAGTCTGGAACAATTAGAGCAAATCCGGGAGACAATCAGCAAGCTATTATAGCTGAATATATTGTTCGTAGATTGACACCAGCAGAGTGTGGAAGGTTACAGGGGTTTCCTGACGGGTGGGCGGATAACTTGTCAATTATCAATCCAACAGAGGATGAAATAATTTATTGGAAAAGTGTATTCAAAGGATACGCAGAAGCACTTGGAATAGCAAGAAAAGACAAAACAGAAAATCAAATCAAAAAGTGGCTGAGCAACCCTGAAAGCGATTCGGCAAAATATAAAATGTGGGGAAATGGGATAGCTTTGCCGTGTGCAATATTCGTAATGGAAGGTATAGCAAGAATACTAAGAAAGGATAAAGATGAAACAAATAACAGTATGCGTTCCTGACGGTACAAATCTGCTCCATTTATTGGCAGTCATTGACAGGGATGTTGAAATTCACTATGAATCAAAGTTTTGTGATTTAAGGGACGGCAAGACAGAATTCAAACTTAATTCATGTGATGAAGAGAACAAAGGGAGTGGTTTTGATGGTGAAAGGTAAAGGATTCGGTTTCTTGTTTGAAATGGGCTGTGGAAAAACCCTGACTGCAATAGCAACACTGGGAACAGCCTATAAGCTCGGAAAGATAGAAAAGGTACTTATCATAGCACCGACATCCGTGTGCTCAGTATGGCCCAAAGAATTTGAAGACTATGCTGATTTTAAGTATCAAACAAAGGTATTACTGGGAGATAAAGACAGGAGAATCAAGCTGCTAAATGACCTTGAAAATTTTCCTTTTAAGGCATTAAAAGTAGCAGTAATTAATTATGAAAGCACATGGAGAGAGGGTATATTCGAGGCACTAAAGGATTGGAATGCTGACATGATTATATGTGACGAGAGCCAAAGGATAAAGACTCATGATGCCGAACAATCTAAGGCGATTCACAGGCTTGGTGATCAGGCAAGATACAGGCTTATTCTTTCAGGAACTCCAGTACAAAACAATGCTATTGATTTATATAGTCAGTACAGGTTTTTAGATCCTTCAGTTTTTGGAACTAACTTCTATCAGTTCAGAAACCGTTATGCGATTATGGGTGGCTTTAACAGACATCAGATAGTAGGTTACAGAGATCTTGACAGACTGATACAAAAAGAACACTCAATCGCATACAGGGTAACAAAAGAAGAAGCACTGGATTTGCCGGAGCAGACATTCATTGAAAGAAGAATAGTAATGACTGCAAAGGGAAAGACCATATATGACAGAATAAAAAGGGAGAGCTTTGCCGAACTTGAAGGTGGCGGACAAATAACAGTAACAACTGTATTGACCAAGCTATTAAGACTTCAACAGTTTACAGGTGGCTTTTTAGTGGTAGACGGCAAGGAAAAACCGGAGCTTGTCAGCAAAGGAAAGCTAAATGCACTTGAGGAAATCATAGATGATTATGTAGTTGATGCAGGCAAAAAGCTTGTAATCTTTGCAAGGTTTAGACCGGAGATAGACCTAATCGGACAGATGCTGAAAAAGAAAAAAATCCGCTACGGAGAAATCTATGGAGATGTGAAACTGGATAACAGGGGCGATATTGTCAAGGACTTCCAAACAAACCCTGAAACAATGGTATTCCTTGCACAGATAGATACTGCAGGTCTGGGTATCACACTCACGGCCGCAGACACATGCGTGTACTATTCGGTTAATTTTAACTATGCAGCATACTCACAGAGCCTTGCCAGAATTCACCGTATCGGGCAAAAGAACATTTGTACATATATTCATTTGATTACAGAGGGAACAGTAGATGAAACAATACTGAAAGCACTTGCTAAAAAAGAGGACTTGGCAAAGACGATAGTGGATGAGTGGAGAAATTATTTTTAATTAAGGAGGTTCAAAATGCCAAATTGGTGCGAAGGGGAACTGAAGATAAGAGGAAAGAAGAATGACATAATTAGATTTATGGAAGAAGGCATACAGCCAAGAACTCCGCTTGGCATGGATCTGGAAAAAATAAAGTTTATTCCGGGTAAATGCTCCACATATGCAATGTCTACTTGTCTGAAGAAGTATTTAATTGTAGAGGCGGGGCGAGCTTTTATTGATGAGTTTATGATTGAATTTGAAAATCTGGAAAGTGATGAAACAGATATACATGTAGAAGCATTCCCGGCAAGATTTGCATGGAATATAAGTGCAGAGAAACTTCTGGATATTGCTAAGAAATACAATATTGATATTAAAATTCTTGGATTTGAGTGTCTTACTCAGTTTAATCAACTTGTAGAAATAGTGGACAAGAAAATAATAAAGAATGAAACAATAACATATGAGGATTATAAGTGGGACTGCCCGTTCTCAAAGATGGGTAGTTGAAAGGATGAAAAAATGGAAAAGTTAATTACATTAGATGATAAGGTAAGAACATACAAGGAATTACTTGATAAGAAGGATGAGCTGGCAGAGCAGACAAAGGAAAATAACAAGAAGCTTGATGAACTGGAGCAGGAAATTGCACAACAGATGGTTGACGAAGAGAAGCCTGATACTACAGTTGACGGATTCAAATATAGCCTGCAGGAAAAGACCATATATTCCAAAATCGGAGAAGATAAGCTTATGGAAAAGGGCTTGGACTTCTTTGAAATACTTCGTGAAGAAGGATTTGGAGATCTCATTGTGGAAAGAGTGGACACAAGGACATTAAACTCAGCAATGAATAATCTTGTAGAAGAAATAGGAGAACTTCCTAGAGAACTTGAAGAATGCCTGAACATATATTCGCAGCTTAAAGTAGTAAAAAGAAAAGCAAATACAAAGGCTTTAACAAGGGCAAAAGAAGCTAGGGAGTAATTTATGTCAGAGTATATAAAGTTTGAAACAGGGAAGCTCTATGGAGGAGAAGATGGACTCGAAATAAGGATAATAAAAAGAACGGAGAAGACTGTAACATTCGTATATGCTAAACCTAACTGGCTAGAAAGGGATACAAATAAAGAGTTCAGAAGAAAAATAGACAGGCTACATAAAAAGTATGAGTCAATAGGAATAGGTAGGCACTGGAGCGATCCGAGGATACCTGCAATAAATAAAATTCAAAGGGAGGAAGAATGATGGAATACTATGAAGAATTGGTATTAAGAAAAGAAGAAGATAAAGAACTTAAAGAAAATGTTCAAAAGGTTGTAGTCTTTGTTTTGGAGCAGTTCAGGACGGATGAGCAACCGGAAACAGTGAAGAACAGACATGAAGGCTATGGGATAGCTGCAGAAAAGTATTGTGCAATGCAAAGAGCCGTTAAAGATACAAAATCCGACATGGGTGATTTATTAAAGATTTTATCCAATGAAGATGCAGATGTGCTTAATGTATTCGGAAGCCTTTACAATTCTGCCGTTGAAGTGGCTGTTGAGTCAATCACATTGGCAATGCAGATAAGAAGAGTAATGGATGATCTTTATAAGGCGGAACAGAAGGTAAGTCCTATTGAAAAGTATATTGAAGAGTTAGAAGGTGAAGATGAGTTTGAAGATGCCGATGATATAGGTACGGAGGAATAATAAATGTCAAAGAATGAAGTTGCAACAACTGAAGAAAAGAAGTTTGAACTGGTTACATTGTCGGGAGATTTGGCAGAAGCAATAGCCGAGGAACTGGAAGGACTTGGTACAATCCCCTTTGAGAGGGCGAAGATACCAAGTGGTGGAGGTCTTGCATTTGAACTGCCGGGAGAAACGGAAGATGAACCGATTATGAGTACGGAACTTACAGGAGTGATACTTTACCACCACCCTGTAAATGCCTACTGGGAAGAGCAATACAATGGAGGTAATGAACCACCTGATTGCTCAAGTATGGACGGTAAACAAGGAGTTTGCAGAGCAACAGGAGAGATAAGAGACTGCTCAAAATGTCCTTATAATGAATTCGGAAGTTCGAATTCAGGAAGCGGTGGCAAAGCCTGTAAAAATATTCACAGGTGCTACATTTTGCGAGAGGGTAACCCGATACCTATAATACTTGCACTTCCACCTACATCCTTAAAATATATAAGGGATTACATAGGTAAAAGGATACTTGTAAAAGGAATGAGGTGCTATGATGCAATAACTAAAATAACTTTGAAAAAGGAAAAGTCCAATGATGGAATCCTTTATTCAAGGGCTGCATTTACCTTTGTGGACAAATTAGCTGCAGAGCAAAGAGCTGAGGCAAAGTCAATGGCAGAAAATATAAAGGCATTGTCAAGTGATATCCCGGTAGTGGATGAAACAGATTATAATACAGCATCAGAAAAGAAAGAAGGTGCTGATGTAGTAGATACGGAGTTTCAAAGTGTAGAGGGAAAGCAGGAATCTCTTCCCTTTAATTAAAGAAAACGGAGGACAAATGATGACATCTTATGAAGTTTCAAATAGCTGTAATGAAAGAAAATATCTAGAGCTTGAAAAGCCAGTAACCCAAGAAACTCTAACATACTTTAATAATAATTTTGGAGCATATTTTGAAGGTAAATGCGGAAACAAGAACGAGAAAATAATACAACTTGAAGAGGCGGCAGATTCAATCGGGCACACTCCAATATATGAAACACTATGTAAAGAAAATGAACTGTCTCCATGGACATATGCAGGACAATGTGTGCGTGGAGAGTCAATCAATAAAAATCCTTTGCTTATGCCTATTGTTTATGTGTGTTCCAGATATAGAGCCGATACAAGAAGGCAGCTAAGAGCAAATATAGAAATGGCAAAGTATATATGCTCAGTTATAGCTAAAGAAGGCGGCATACCGATAGCACCACACTTGTATTTTACAAGATTCCTTGATGACAGTATTGAAGAAGAAAGATATTACGGAATGACAGCCGGAAAACGCTTAATGAATTACTGTAAGACTTTTTATGTGGTGACGATCGATAATTACATAAGCGAGGGAATGAAAGAAGAAATTAAGTACATGACAGAGGAGCTTCACTTAAAGGGAGAACTCGTTAATTTCACAAGAGATGAGGCGGTAAAAATACTAAAGAACAGAATGGAGAGGTGATATGAGGGCAGAGGATATCAACTTGGATCAACTGGTTGATTATAAAACTGAATACTGCTCTATCATAAAGAAATCAAAAATAAGCGGAGATAATCTGACAGGACTGTGCCCTTTTCATGATGATACGAACAACTCATTCTCTGTAGACCTAAAGACAGGAAGGTGGAAGTGCCATGCTGAAGACAGAGGCGGTAATTTCACATCTTTCTATGCAGAAATAAATGGAATGGATACTAAAGAAGCATATAAGGAAATACTTAAAAAGTATGATGCTTATGAAATCAAAGATGGGAAGGTGAAGAAAGATGAGACTTCGCAACTGACTCTGACTACATACACTGTGCCTCAATATTCATTCGAAAAACACCTTCCTGAAGAATGGCTAATCAAGCAATGTAGAGTGCAAACAGGGAAAGATAAAAACGGAATACAGTATCTTTACATACCGTACTTTAATGAAACAGGAAGAGAAGTAACCTATCGTAAAAGGTATGCAAATAAACAGTTCAGATGGAAGTATGGTGCCGGAAAAAATATCTGTATGTACGGTGAGTGGAAACTTGAGAAAATACGCAATGCCGGATATGTAGTATTAGTGGAAGGCGAATCAGACAGCCAAAGTATGTGGTACATGGGAATAAGTGCACTAGGTATTCCCGGAGCTTCAATGATGAGAACAGAGTGGGCAGACACTCTTCAAGACTTAAAAATTTATATTCATGTAGAGCCGGATAAGGGTGGCGAAACATTTCTTGCAAAGGTTACAAAGGCTCTTAAAGAAGGAAACTTCATAGGGGAAGTCTATAAATGGAGTTGCAAAAACCTTGGCTGCAAAGATCCTTCTGATGTACTTATTAAGTATGGAAAAGAAGATGCAGGTGAAAAAATTGAAAAAGCAATCTTCAATGCAACTCAAATAGACATAGAAGAGGAGGTGCTGCCGGAAGCAATTCAGGGAGCACCCGTAGTCTTAAGACAGCCGGAGGGATGGCTGTACTCTGAAAAAGGTATCAGCATGATCGATGAAAAGAAATACTCTCCTGTTACAGTCTGCAGAACACCTATAATTCTTACGAGAAGACTTCGGTCAATGGAAACAGGAGAAGAAAAGATGGAAGTGGCATTTAAAAGGGATGGTCAATGGCACAAAGCGATATATCCACGAAGTACCGTATTTACAGCAAGAGGCATAACTGCACTGGCTGATCTTGGCTGCACGGTCACATCAGAGAATGCTAAGTATGTCGTGAAGTTTCTGTCAGCACTTGAGGCAGAGAATATAGACATCATAAAAAGGGCAGATTCAACTTCCACATTCGGATGGCAAGAAGGCAAGAGATTCATACCGGGACATGATACCGATATCGTCTTAGATATTGATCCATCCCAAAGAGCCTTGGCTGCTGCTTATTGTCAAAATGGAACGATGAAGGGGTGGCTGGATATGATACGCCCTCACAGACAAAGAGACAAGTTCCGATTTATCCTAGCAGGCGGGTTCACAGCTCCACTGCTTAGAATCATCAAGCAGCGTATCTTTTTTATTTACAACTGGGGTGGTTCTAAGGGCGGAAAGACATCAGCACTGAAGGCAGCTCTCTCAGCGTGGGGAGATCCGGAAAGGCTGATGGTCAATTTCAATGCCACACAGGTAGGACTGGAGAGAACGGCAAGCTTTTATTGTGATTTACCACTGGGTATCGATGAAAGACAGCTTGCAGGAAACAATCAAAACAGTCTTGAAAAGATTGTCTATATGATTGCAAGCGGTACCGGAAAGATACGAGGAGCAAAGAACGGCGGAATACAGGCTATGCAGACATGGCGAACGGTCGCACTTGCTACAGGAGAGGAGCCGCTTTCAACGGAGACATCACAAACAGGTGTCAGTACCCGTGTGCTTGAGATATACGGCGGACCGTTTGACGATGAGAGGGAAGCATCCCTCATGCACCAGCAATCAGCAATCAACTGTGGGTGGGCTGGGCCTGCATTTATAGGTATGTTGATGCATACGGATGAGCGAAGTATAACATCAAAATATGATGAAATGATGCAGTTTGTCTATCAGCTAAGCAAGGGCAAGAGCGGTTCGCATATAGCAGGGATTGCGGCGGTAGCACTGACAGATGCAATCATTGATACATGGCTCTTTGAACGCTCGGAGTGGTTAAAAAGATATGAGGCTGGTGAATTTGATACTAAAGAAGCTAAGGACAATCCGGAAACCTTACAGATAGCTCCAGAGTCATGGGAGAGAGCTAAGGAGATGGCAAGAAACATCTTAAAGGAGCAGATGGACGCTGATGTGGGTGATGTCAATGAAAATGCCACACAGTATATAGTCGACTGGATACTTTCAAACAAAGACAGCTTCGGAGAAAAAGCATACGGAACTTGTCTTGGAATGATACAGAATAAAAATATATACATATTCCCGTCAATGCTTACGCAGGCATTGACGAAGGCAGGTTACTCATCAAGAAAAACCATGAAATATCTTGCAGACCGAGGACTTATAGGAGTGACAGTCCAAAAAGACGGAAGTACGAAAAACTCCGTAATAAAGTGGTTTGATAACAAACAATGCAGGTTTGTTGAATTTCACATGGGGGAATTGGTAAAGGAAAGTGATCCGCTAACCAGTGAAGAAGAGATAGCAAATCAGATAAATTTTACAGAGCAAGAAGAGTGGAGCAAAGTATCAGAAAAAGAAGCTGAAGAGTTGCCGTTTAACTGATATGTATAAGAATAAAAACATATCAGTATATTTTAAAATGAAAAGGTTACAAAAAATTTATAGATTAGCATATATAGATAAAAATGAATTAAATGATAATAAATATATGTGCAAAATTACAACAACAACCGAACACCTAAAACAAAAAAACATTAGGTGTTCGTTAGGTGTTCGGTCAGGTGTACGGTAAGAAATGCCGAGAAATAGGGGCTTTAATACACCTACTATACACCTAATACACCTATTTATATATTTATATACCATTAATTGAAAATCGGTAATTCATAAGTTTAAATTTCCCTAACTTTAAAAAAATGGTATGTGTATTCTCAAAATAGGTGTTACAGGTGTTCGGAATTACCCTCTAAGCCCCATAAACACGAGGTTTCTCACCGAACACCTAAACGCACACCTAAGCTTTTTCGGGTAAAAACAGGGGTATTTTAAGAATTAGGTGTGCGGTAAAGGAGGTTACATGACCGAGGCAGAGGAACTGAAAACCCTTATAGAAAAACTTAAAAATAACGAGGAAAAAGTCGGCAAGGAACTTTTGAAGACAAAATATAAAAAGCCTTATTCAAAACTTAAGAGTGAAATAAAGCAAGTAGCTGAGAGGTTGATGAATGAAAGTTTACTTGAAAAATTGCTTGTCCGGAATAATGAGGAAGGGCACTTATTTTTAAGTAAGGTCAGTAAGTTATTAAAGTTAAAGAAGCAGGAAGGATTCAGCAAAAGGCTGGGAAAAACTTTAACAGAGGAATACAGCGTAACCAAGTTTTTAAGTGAGGTGCAAGAACTTAAAAGGGAAATAATGAAGCTGTATAAAGAATACAAGGAGAAAGACGATGTCGGATAAAGAAAAAATGGAAGTAAACATAAAAAGGTTTGAAACGGAAATGGCAAAGGTAAAGAGAACCGGTATAGATGAGCTGATGTCATTCATAAGAAAAAGTGACATGTACAAAGCACCTGCAAGTACAAGATTTCATCTTTCAGTAACGGGCGGTTTGTTACAACATTCGCTGAATGTGTTTGATGCGTTGAAAGCAAGCCTTGTTCAGGAGGAAGATGCATTCGTGTATAAAGTTGCAGGCATACCGGTGGCAAGAATTACTGAGGAAAGCATGATAATAATTGCATTACTTCATGATCTGTGCAAAACATACTTTTATACGACTGAGGTAAGAAACCGTAAAGTAAATGGAAAATGGGAACAGTATGATGCCTTTACCGTAAATGACAAGATTCCGTACGGACATGGTGAAAAGTCCGTAATGATGATTGAAGAATATATGAAACTGCTGCCGGTTGAAAGATATGCAATAAGGTGGCATATGGGATATACAGAAAGTGATACCCTTACATTGAGCAGTGCCATAGATAAATATCCTATTATTTGGGCATTACATTCTGCTGATCAAAAAGCAAGCCACTTCATGGAAGATATGGAGGGAAACAAACCAAGCTTTACAGACTCGGATACAGGAAAACAAGGCTCTGTCTTTGAAGAGGTGGCATCACGATGAATGTAGGAAAGAACAGTGAAGGATACCCGGATCCTACAGCTTCACAGGCAATAAATCATACAAATCATAAAGACTATTCAGAATTTAAAACTTATGATGATTTGATTAGATATACCATGGCTTGTAATCCAAAACTTAAAACAAAGAATGAGGCTAAAAAATACATAAGGGGTAAGATGCCAAAGGAAAGCTACTTTCAAAAAAAGATAATAAAGTGGATCAAGAAAAACATACCACAAGCAGTTGTATGGAAAGAAGCTGCCGGAGCATACTCAAGGCAAGGAATACCCGATATAACTTGTATAGTGGGTGGCAGGTATTACGGTTTTGAAGTGAAAAGACCATTTATAGGAGTGCTTAGTAAAATTCAAAAACAGACAATAAATGAATTAAGAAAAGCAGGAGCGGTTGCAGAGGTCGTAACTTCAGAAAAGGAAGTCGAGAAAATACTGATTCATGCCATTAAGGAGGTAAAAGATGCATATAAAATTAAGTCCAAGGAAAGCAAATGATATGGGAGGAATATACTGTATGCCATTAAAAAGAAATGTTCCTGATGGAAAAGAAGGGTGGAAGTTAAAACAGTGTCCAAGTTGTGGTGCATTGTGTTGGGAAATGCCACTTGCCGAAGTAGGAAAAAAGCAGGGAGCTAAAGGTATATGTACAATGTGTGCATTAAAGAAGGGAGTATTAATATAATGACTTTACAAGAACAACTGGAAGAAATGGCAGACACTGTTGAAACATTAAAAGAAGAGATAGCGGTAAATATAATAGAATTTATTGAATTTGCGATTAAATCAGTAAAGAAACAGATTGCAAAAAATCCAAGGCTTCATCTTAATTCCCGTAAGGAAATATCTGATATTTGGAGTTGTCCTTGTTGTAAAGAAAAGCGTCAAATTGGATACTATACATACAATTATTGTCCAAAGTGTGGGCAAAAGATATCTTGGGAAAAGAACTATAAAGGAAGAAAGAAGGGGTAGGAATGACAGAAGAACTAGTTATAGATTTAATTATAGAGGCATTGTCAAAGTGTAAAGCAATGAAACCTAAAACACCTCTGTACAAGCATGTTGACTGGTTATGCCCTAACTGTTTAACAGGATATGAAGACAATAATAACTGCAATTATTGTTCTGTATGTGGGCAAAGAATAGACTGGAGAAGCAGTAACCTTGGAGATGAAAATGAATAAGGAACAAGAAAAGGCAAAAGAGCAAAGACAATTACTGAAAAAATATCTAGGGCAGTATTACAGAGCTAAAATGAAGAGAATTCAGCTTGAAAAAAGACTCAAAAACTTCAGAGAAGAAATGTCAGGAACAAAGGGAATGCAATATTCTCTTACTCCTAAAAGTCCAAGTGTAAAAATCGGTTCTTCCATTGAGGAGAGGGTTATACGAACAATTGAGATTGAAGAGCGAATACTAAAGCAGCAAGATAAAGTTCAAGCTGCAATGCTTGCAGTAATGGATATTATAGAAATACTTCCATTAGATTCAGTAGAACGAATGGTGCTTGAGTATAGGCATATAGACTGCTTGAATTGGGGACAGATACCAGCTAGGATAAGTTACTCCAAAGCATCATGTCACAAATACTATAATTTAGGAATTGACAAACTGTTAGGATTTATAAAGGTGAAAGATTGTATTCAGAAGTATGTTACTTTAGATGAATGTTGAACAAAGCAGCTTGACTTTATAGTATTAGGAATGATAGCATTGGAAATATAAAATCAAGTAAGGAATACAGGAGGGTGTATATGAATAAGAAGAAAAGAAGTATAGTTAGTGTGGTGTTAATTACAGTAATCATATTGTGTGTCATTGGCATTGCAAAGCCTAGAAACAAAAAGGATAATAGTTCTCAGAAAGAAACAACAAAGGTTGAGTCCATAGCAGATACAGAGTCCATTAAAAATACAGAGGCGGAACAATACTCAAATTTAGAGGGAGTGGATATTGCATTTTTAGATTCAGTGAGAGATGATCAAACTGGAAATTGGAGGTTATCTAAGGTTACAAGTAATAAGCCGGAAGAAGAGTATGTCCTTGATTATTATAAGAAGTATTTTAAGGAAGATAAGGAAGTTCATGCAATTGTAAACTATACACTTAATACTACAACATGTATTACAAGTATAGGCAATAAGATTAATGTGAGGGTATACGAACATATCAAAGATGAGGAGCACCATGCAAAGACATTGTTTAGAGGTCAAAAGTATGCAGAGTATAATGTAGATAAAGAAACTGGTGCGGTAGAAAAGGTAGAGTAGAAAAGATTAGACACTATTAGACACTTATATATGTTAAGATAGTAGTATGGGAGTACAGGATATATGAAGTAAAGGACAGCACTTAAGTATACGCTGTTACACAATAAACTACAAAGAAGAGCATGACATTAGGTAAAGGCTTTATGTGTGCTCTTTTTTAATATCCAAACTTGGATTTTTTAGGTACTACAGACAGGGTCGGCCCCACATGCGGGTCGAACGAAGCCCAGGTTTTGCCCCTAAAAAAATAAAACAAAATTTAGCATTTCGTTACGAGAGGCAGGGGGTATGTAATAAAAAGTTCACATATAAAGCAAAGTAAAGAGGATCGTAGTGGATTACGATCCTCTTAAATTACAGGTTAAATTCAACTATTTTACTGATGATGAATAAGTTCAGAGGGAATAAAATCCGTTATATTTTCAGAGCTATCCCACATGACTTCATAATAATAAGGCTTTTGATTGTTACACTGACATAAAAAAGCCTTATTGATAACCTGTTCGTATTTTTTACGTTCATTTTCAGAGCAGGCACTAAGGTCTACAAAGTAACGCTTCATGCAAATATTCTCCTTTCTTAGTATTTCAGCATGGCAGTGCTGATAAATATAAGTTTACTAAGGAGAAATTAAGAATACAAGCAAGGAAAAACAATATATGGAACAAAACTTGAAAACAGAAAAAAGGAAGCTGACTGAGTTAAGGGCAGCAGAATATAATCCAAGAAAAACACTTACACCGGAAGATTCAGAGTACCAAAAAATAAAAAGAAGTATAGAAGAGTTCGGATATGTAGATCCCATCATCATAAATGAAGACGGAACGATTATAGGCGGACATCAAAGAACTACTGTACTAAAAGATTTAGGGTACGAGGAAGTAGATGTCGTTGTAGTTGACTTAGACAAGCAAAAAGAAAAAGCATTAAACATTGCCCTTAATAAAATCACCGGAGAGTGGGATGAATTAAAGTTAAAAGATTTGTTGCTTGATCTTGATCTCGGAGACTATGATATTACATTCACGGGTTTTGAACAAAAGGATCTGACTGAGTTGGTGGATAGTCTGGCAGTTGAGCCTGAGACTGTGGATGATGAGTTTGATGAGGAAGAAGCACTGGAACAAATATCAGAACCGGTAACAAGGCTTGGTGATGTATGGATACTCGGAAGACACAGACTTATGTGCGGTGATTCCACATCACAGGAAGATGTTGCCATACTTATGAACGGAGAAATGGCAGATCTGATAGTTACAGATCCGCCATACAATGTCAATTATGGAGACAAGGCGGAAATGCTTGACACCTACTTACCCGGAAAAGGGCATAGGAATACAAGCCATATTAAAAATGACAACATGGACAATGTAAGTTTCTACCAATTTATGCTGCAGATATATCAGAGTGCTTATGAAGCGATGCGAGAGGGGGCAGCAATCTATGTATTTCATGCCGAAAGCACCGGTCATATCTTCAGACAGGCGTTCCTTGATGCAGGTCTGAAACTGGCACAGTGTCTCATATGGGAGAAAAATAATTTCGTACTTGGAAGGCAGGATTACCAGTGGAGGCATGAACCTTGCCTTTACGGTTGGAAAGAGGGAGCAGCACATTATTTTATAAATGACAGGACACAAGATACGGTAATACTTGAAGATGACATTGACTTTGAAGCAATGAAGAAAAGTGAACTTGTAGCTTATCTTGAGGAGCTCCACAGGAAATATAAAGACAGGACATCCGTCATATATGAAAACAAACCTACAAGAAATGACATACATCCCACGATGAAGCCGATTGCTCTTATGGGTAAGTTTATTACAAACTCAAGTAAATCAGGTTGGAATGTACTTGACTTATTCGGAGGAAGTGGAAGTACCCTCATGGCAGCAGAGCAACTTGGAAGAAATGCTTACTTAATGGAACTTGATGAAAAGTTCTGTGATGTCATAGTAAAAAGATGGGAGGATTATACAGGGCAGAGTGCAGTAAGGATACCTGCAGGAGGTGACGGATAATGGCAGCGGAACAAGGGAGCTTTTATCGTGTAGAAGTCATAGCTTCACTGTTTGGTGTTTCAGTCAGAAGAGTTCAGCAGCTGACACAAGAAGGAATAATAGCAACGACAAAAACAATAGAGGGAAACAGGTACGAACTGGGTCCTACAATCCAAAGATATATAAAATATCTTTCCGAAAAGGCATACGGGAAAAGCAAGTCGGAAAAAGAAATGGAATTAAGGGAGCAAAAACTTCAAGCCGAGATTGCATTAAAGGAATCTCAAGGTGAAATGCACAGATTAAAAACGGAGATAGCATCGGGTAAGTACATCGATATTGAAGAAGTAAAGATGGACTATAGCCGATTTTTTATTTCATTTAAGAAGTTTGCACTGTCACTCCCAAGCAGACTGTCAGGAAGAATTGCAGGATATTGTGAGCCTATGGAATTAAGAACCGTTGAAAAGGAGTTGAATTCGGAAGTGGTAAGGTTAATGGAGTCATTCGTGGTGGCAGGATGTACGGCAGAAGAAATGGAGAAAAAGGGTCGTGGCAAGAAATCCGTATCGTAGATATGAAGTTACACGATATCAAAAAGAAGCTTTAAAACATCTGAAACCACCTGAAAATATTTCCGTTACACAGTGGGCAGACAAATACAGGATAGTCGATGCAAGGATATCAGCTATGCCGGGACCATGGAGAACGGAATATACTCCGTATTTAAAAGAGATTATGGATGAATTCAATAACTATGAAACGGAAGAAATAGTGTATGTAAAGCCCACCCAGGTAGGTGGAACAGAGTGTCTGCAGAATATGGTGGGATACATTATCCAACAAGATCCTGCTCCTACTATGATTGTATACCCGACCGACAAACTAGCAGAGTCAATATCTGAAAACAGGCTTAAACCTATGATAAAAGCTTCCGGAGGAATAAAAGAAAAATTTTTTGAAAATGACTCCTCAAAGCTTGAACTTCAGTTTGACGGAATGTATCTGACATTGGCAGGTTCAAACTCACCTTCAAGTCTTGCCAGCAAAGCAATAAGGTTTTTATTTTTGGATGAGGTGGACAAATATCCGGGAGCATCGAAAAAGGAAGCTGATCCGATATCACTCGCAAGGGAAAGAACAAAAACTTTTCATAACAAAAAAATCTTTATAACAAGCACTCCAACATTAAGAGACGGACATATATGGAAAGCGAAAGAGAATGCAGATATTGAAAAACACTACTTTGTACCTTGCCCTCATTGCTCGGAGTACATTGAACTTAAGTGGAAACAGATACGTTTTCCCGATGAAGAAGGTATGAGCTATGCAGATCGTGCCGAGTTTGCAACATATGTATGTCAAGAATGCGGCTGTATACTTACTGATAAGGACAAACCTGAAATGTTAAGGCTAGGCGAGTGGAGAGTCGTGAAAGAGAACACTAAATTTGCAAGAAAGGTAGCCTTTTGGATGAACACACTATATTCTCCGTTTGTGAGGTTTTCTGAGATTGCAAAGGAGTTCTTGGACAGCAAAGATGATCCTGAACGCTTGCAAAACTTTACGAATAGCTGGCTTGCAGAGCCATGGGAGAATACAAAGTTAAAAACAAGTGCCGAATTGGTGCTTGAAAGACAAACGGAGTATGAAGAATTTATTGTACCTGAATGGGCAAAAATACTTACAGCCGGTGTGGACGTGCAAGAAAACTGTTTTTATTGGAGTATAAGAGCTTGGGGTGATTACTTTACAAGTCAAAACATTGCTCATGGACAAGCACACTCATTTACTGAAATAGAGAGAATAATGAACCTGGCTTATTTAATGCCGGACAGTACTTCACTGGTAGTAGCACTGGCACTTGTAGACTCAGGAAATGATACGGATACGGTATACGATTTTTGTGCAAATAATTCCGAGTGGGCACTGCCTAGCAAAGGTTCATCAAATACAATGCTTACACATTACAGACTGTCAAAAGTAAATAAAGTTGACAGTAAGGCTTTCGGAATGAATCTTGTGCTTGTTGACACGGGAAAATACAAGGACATGATTGCAGGTCGTATGAGGAAGGAAAACGGTCAAGGTTCTTGGATGGTATATTCCGGATGCGATATGGAGTATGCACAACAGGTAACGGCTGAGCATAAGGTCAATGTTAAAAACGGAAAGGGACAAGTAAAACAGGAGTGGAAACCGAAAGCATCTCATGCCGCAAATCACTATCTTGATTGTGAGGTATATGCCATATGTGCAGCAGATATCATGGGTGTAAGAACAATACACCTCAACAGTATCCATGAGGAAACGGTTCAAGTTAAGCAAGATAATAATAGTCAGTATACACCAGAAGAAAACTGGATCAATCAAAATGAAAATTGGACATAAGGAGAGAGTGATGGATAGAAGAAAAGATAGCTCAAGTCCTGAAATGAAGGAAGCTGAAAATTTAGGGGGGGGGTACAGCCTTGAAAGTAAGGGCTTTATAAAGACAGAAGGTTTTGAGAAGGTTGTGGTTTTATTAATGACAGCCTGCAGTGAATTGTGGAAACTTATGGAAAGTAAAAAGAGTTTCCGCATGGAATTATTTTATGATGCAAAAACCCTTAATACTGATTACCGTTTTTTTACTCCTGATGAGAAAGAGCCCGAAACTTGCAGCAATCAGGAATGCAAATCCGACTTGTATCAAAATCTTCATCTATGAAAAAACAAGCAGACTTAAAATCAGATGTCCAAGTCAGACCGCTAAAAGCTATTGTATTTAAAAGGCTTGTGAGTGCTGATTTTTCCGTTTCGGTTAGTTTGGAAAAGTTTATCTCATATTTCTGTAGAGCCATAAAAAGTTTTCCTTTCTGATATGGATAAGATTTATATAAAGCATAGGAAACATTAAGTATAAAGTCAATAAAAGGAGAGAAAATGGATACAAATTATACAGCGGAAGAAATGATTACAGAAGTTAATAATGCCATATATGCTGTTTTGGTAGGAGGGCAGTCATATAAGATCGGAACAAGACAGATGACAAGAGCAGATCTTAACCTGCTGTACAAAATGAGAAATGATTTGACGGCACAGATAGTGGCAAAGGGTGCAAGCAGTCTGTTGGATGATACATTCGTTGCAGTATTCAGCGATCGTTAAAAGGAGGAGATGTGAATTGGTTAGATAATCTTATAAGTTTTTTCTCCCCCGAATGGGGAGTAAGAAGAGAGGCATGGCGGCAAAACTTGGAAGAAATAAGAAACTATGATGCCGGAGATTACTCAAGGGGCAATGCAAACTGGAGGGTAATGAATCAATCTGCAGAGTATACGGACAAGTACAGCAGAGATAATGTCAGGGCTAGAGCAAGAGATCTTGAGCGAAACTCAGACATGATGAACTCCGTCATAGGAGCATACAAGAGAAATGTCGTAGGTGGAGGATATACTCTTCAGACCAAGACAGGAAATGACAAATTAAACGACACCATAGAAGCTGCATGGAAAAAGTGGTGCAAAAAACAAAACTGTGATGTAACCGGCACACAGTCATTTATGCAGATAATGAGGATGTGTGTCAAAAGAAAAAAGGTAGATGGCGGTATTTTGATTGTAAAAAGATATACAAAGGATGGATTCCTGCCATTTAAGCTTCAGACATTTGAAGTTGATGAACTTGATAATTCACAGATGACTCCTAAAAATCAAGGAAATAAAGTAGTCGGAGGAATAGAACTGAATGAATACAACAAACCTGTCGGATACTGGATAAGGCAGTATCCTGTGGACAGCTTGGCTCTTACGACTCCGGTGTACATAGATGCCAAGGATGTCATATTCATGTATACGAAACATCGCCCATCACAGGTCAGAGAAATAAGTGACATGAGTCCGACCATAACAAGAATACGAGATGCAAATGAATTCATGGTAGCAGTATCGGTTAAAGAACGAATTGCTGCCTGCCTTTCAGTCTTTATAAAAAAGACCATACCCACGACAGGTATAGGAAATATAGGACGAGGTATCGGAGGAGCGGCAGGAGAAAGACAGGATTATCAAGGAAAGTCCATAACACCCGGAATGATTAAAGAACTTAATGCCGGAGATGAGATACAGGTAGTAAATCCTGCAGGACAGGCAACAGATGCAGCCAGTTATATAAAACTGCAGCAAAGGCTTGTGGGTGCAGGACAAGGTGTAAGCTATGAAGCAACAAGCAGGGATATGTCTCAAAGTACCTACTCATCCACAAGACAAAGTATCATAGAAGATGATATGACCTATGCAGAAGAAAAAGAATTGCTTATGGAAGTAATGGACGAAATCTATGAAACTTTTGTCATTTCTTTATGGCTCACCGGAAACATTAAGGTAAGAGACTTTTGGGATAAAAAGGATATGTACCTTGAGCATACATGGATCGTTGCACCTAAAAAGTGGATAGATCCGCAAAAAGAAGCGAACGCAAACCGAATCGCCCTTGCTACAGGGCAAAAGACATTCAAGCAGATAGCAGCTGAACAGGGAAAGGACTGGAAGGAGCAGATAGAAGAGATTGCGGAAGTTTTGAATTATGCAAAGGAACTCGGAATAGATATGGGAGGTGTTATTTTTGACAGACCAAAAAATGAATTATATGAGGAAGAAGAGGGAGAGGATGATGAACATGCGGAAGGATTTGTTGCCGTCTCTTCAATACAGGGCGAGGGAACAGCCGGAGAGGAAGACGAAGGAAAAGAAACAGAGGAAGACACAAACAAGGGAACAGATGATAAATAGTATTCGAAGTTTGGAAGGAGAGGGAAATGAACGAAAGTTCATCCTCTCCTTTTCATCTGAAGAACCATACCAAAGATGGTACGGTACGGAAATACTTGACCATTCGGAAGGAGCGTTGGATCTTAAAAGAATTCAGGAGATAGGTTGCCTTCTTTTCAACCACAACAGAGATATGGTAATCGGAAAGATTACAAGAGCATGGGTGGAAGATAACAGAGGAATGGCAGAAGTTGAATTTGATGCAGATGAAACATCGGAACTTATTTATCAAAAGGTGGTAAGCGGTACTCTTAAAGGAGTTTCGGTAGGCTATCAAATAGACTCATGGGAAGAGGTATTGCCCAACAAGCAATCAGCAGACGGAAAGTTTATGGGTCCGGCAAGCATTGCAAGGAAATGGACACCGTTCGAAATATCAATCGTAAGCGTTCCTGCAGACCCTACGGTAGGTGTTGACAGGGATATGAGTGATGAGGAAGAGCAGATTCGCTCATTGGATTGGTTTGAAAGGCAACTTCAAATAAATAAAAACATCATTACAGGAGGAAAAACTGATGAATAAAAAGAAGCTAAGGCAGGCGAAACTGCTTCGACAGCAAGAAATTGTAGATGCCGCAAAGAATGCCGGCAGAGATCTCAGTGTTGAAGAGCAAGCAGAGTTTGATACATTACAAAGGGATATCGATACTTTGAGCATGGAGATTGAAGCGGAAAGAGGTCAGGAAGGAAACGACCCTACAGCACTACCAGCAACCGGAGAAAATATACAAAGAGCGGTTGAACAGGAAAGAGAAAGAATACGTTCAATAACCACACTTTGTGAAGAGTTCGGCATGGAAGCAAGAAGTTACATAGAAAGTGGAGTAACACTTGAAACAGTCAGAGAAGCGGTGATTGAACACATGAGAACCAATGGGAAGCCTGTTCCTTCAAGGGGAGTTAATGTAGTTGCCACAGCAGAAGACAAGTTCAGAGAAGCAGCAACGGATGCATTGATTATGAGAAGCGGAATGGAGCTTGTAAAACCAGCGGACGGTTCAAGGCAAATGATGGGGATGTCTTTAAGGGACTTGGCTATCGAATGTCTTGAAAATGAAGGTGAAACCGGGCTAAACAGAAGAAGTTCAGAGGAACTTTATGGAATGCTTCAAAGACAGTTTTATAATCCGACTGCAGCATTTCCTTCAATTCTTGATAATGCCATAAATAAGTCATATGTGGAAGGGCACAAAACCGTAGCCGTTACTTTTGACCGTTGGACAAAGAAGGGTAGTCTTAAAGATTTTAAAACTGCTGATAACAATTATCTTGCAGGACCTGCAGGTGAATTCCTTGAAGTTCCGGAAGGTGGTGAAATCAAGCACGATACTTTCAAAGATGAAAAGCGTCCGACAAGAAAGATAAGAACCTATGGTCGTCAGTTTACACTTACAAGACAAGCATTCATAAATGATGATATTGATCTTGTAACAAGGATTCCGGCAAAGTATGCAGCCAGTGCAAGGAAGACAATAAACAAGAAAGTGTACACTATTCTGCTTGAGAATTCTGCAATCTATGATGGAACTGCATTATTTTCTGCAGCACATAAAAACCTTCTTGCACCCGGAACAGGCATTACTCGTGAGGCTATGCAGAAGATGATAATAGTTCTCCAAAGTCAGACAGATGAATTTGGAGAAGCAATCATAGTAAGACCTGCGACTCTTATCGTACCTTCAGGAATGGGATTTGATGTATTTACAATCTTTAACAGCCCAACAATCAACACTTCTGGAAATACACAGGCTGTAAACCCGTTATTCAGGTATTCAAGTTTTATTGAGATAGTTGAAGAACCTACAATCAATGTACTAAGTGGTGGATACGGCAATGCAATGCCTTGGTTTTTGGTAGGACACAAGGATGATACGGACTTTATAGAGGTTGATTATCTTAACGGACAGGAAATTCCCACAATTCGCAGAATGGAAACACCGGGAACTCTTGGATTTGTATGGGATATTTATCTTGATTTTGGAATTTCCGTGATGGATTGGAGAGGGGCGGTCAAGAATAACGGTATCGTAGTAGCAGATCCGCTTAACTAAAGGAGGTAAAACTATGGCAAGTGCAACATATTGGCAAAGAGGCGAGGCTCTTGATTATGTCAACAATACAAGTAATATGATCAAGGTCGGCACGGTTTTGAAAATTGGAGCAAGGATTGGAATTGCAGGTGATGATATAGCACCGAAAGCAACCGGAGCAATCCATGTTTCAGGAGTGTACAAATTTAAGAAAACAGGGACAAATGAAGTCAAAATGGGGACAAATGTCTACTTTGACGGGACAGGCATAACGGAGACGGAAGGAAGTAATACCTTGGCAGGTTATGCTGCTGAAGACTCTCCTTCCACTGCAACAGTTATCAAAGTAAAGATAGGATAGGAGAATTTATGAAAAAGCTGATAGCAATATATCCTATCCTGTACTTATCAGGGTTGTATAAGGTCGGAACTGAACTTCCGGCAAATGATCCGACAATGGTTCAGGCATGGCTTGATGCAGAAACCGCCGTTTGGAAAGATGGCATGGATAATGAAGAAGATTCAGATACAAAGGAAAGTGCCGAGCCTGAATCCGGTGATACAAAACAGGGAGATAATACAGCCGAGTCTGAAACTC